TTTCAGGCCGATCCACTCCGGCCCGGTGGACCAATTGAATGGGCCTGCCTCGCGGCTGTTAACGATGGCGTAGGCGGCAAGCTGGCCGGGTTGCCGTGCGGGTTGGCCGCCGAACACCTGCACCAACGGGAAGTCGATTTCCTTGGTGCGCTGCCCGCCGTCTGCCGCCACATAGGCAGGCTCCGTCACCGCAGTTCCCGAGATCATCGCCCAATCGCTGGCTTCATCGACGTAACGCGGGATCACCGTGTTGAACCGGTCGCGCCGGCTCTTTGTCGATGGGAAGTTCAGTCCGTCGAGAAGGTGGCGGCTTTCGATTGTCGCGATGGCGGTGCGCGGAGCCGAAACAAGGCAACCGATCATCGCGCCGGTCTGGGTCGGGATCGCGCCGCCAGCCTGCAGGATGCGCTTCAGGGGATCCCACTTGCCATCTGTGGTCCACTCGACGCCGCCAGCCTTCCAGCCATTGGCATCGCAGACATTAGCGCATTCAACGAAATCGGCCACGCGGATGTTGGCGACAGGCGAGCCGACGCCGCACGTGCGCTTGCCGTTCTCCCAGCGGCCCAGTACCCATGTCAGCCCGTGCAGGCCGGGGTTATCCGACCATTCATAGGTCGCTTCGTTCAGAGCGCGGTGCGCGCCAGACCCGCCGGGGTAAGTCGAATCCTTGCGTGGGTCATAGACCTTTACCCAGCGCCCGAGCCAAGCTGGTTCTGGCACGGTGCCGCCGCCGTAATGATTGCCGTCCTTGTCGAAGCGCAGGCCCCACATTGCGTGCGTGATGCCGGAAAGCCTGTGTGCAGAGGTCCAGTCGGGCGGTGATCCGCCGTTGAGGGTTAGGGCAAGGCCGCTGGCCTGTGTGCCGCCCAGATGCACCTTCTGCGACATCCACCCTGCATAGCGTCCGCTCGCGGCGCCAGAGGACGGGTTGAACGCAACCACCTCATTGTCCGCGGTGAACTGATCGATGCTTTCGATGGGGCCGCCGATGCTTAACAGCGCGCCGAACCACAACAGATCCTCCGCCTTTGTGTAGCCCGGCGTGTTGCTGGTTCGGGCATAGATCCGCAGGCCAGACATGCGCGTGCGGCCCATGACGTAGGGGAGGCCGGATTCCGGGTTGGTCGTGAAGGTCGTTGCCGAACCCTGCATCGATGGCTTGGGCGCAGTCGCTCCGGCCGCCATGGAGAGCGCGCCGGCCGCAAGGGCACCGTACGTGCCGATAGCGCCAAGTGTCGCAGCAGAAACGCCCGCGATGCCGCCCGCAGTCGCCGCCGAGGTCGCAGTTACCGCCATAGCGGGCGCGGCTAGGCCAGCCGTCGCGGCAATCAGCGCAACAGCGCCTACAACCATGCCAGCGGTTCGGAGCATTCTCGACATTACAGGACGCTCCAGGCGCGGATGATCGTAGTGGGCGCGACAGTCACCAAGCCGGGGTGATCTTCGTGAAAACCAAAGATGTTGCCGCCGCCCGCATACAGAGCGATCGCGCCGATTGCGCCTTCGCCCTCAACTTCCGCCAGATCACCCAGCAACATCCGCGAGTAAGGGATTTGGGGCAGGCCGATGCCATCCGCCATTTCGGCGAGCGTGGAATAGCCCAGACGTTTCAGGGCCCGCGCAGCCCCAAGCGGTGACTGGTACGCGCCTGCCTTGCTGATCAGGATTTTGTGCCCCAGCTTCTTGAGGTGGAAGGCAGCGACTTTGGCGCAGTCGACAGACCCCCACGCAAAGGGCCTGTCACGATAGCGGGCCATCGTCGCTTCAAGCGCGAAGTGGCGTCGTTCGAGCGGCAGCATCACCATGCCTGCCCCGGCGCGCGCCATGCGGAGCTGCTCCGTTGGTTGCTGCCCTGAGGAGGCTTAACGCCCCAATACAAATTGACATCCGTACCAGTCATGTGGGTGAGGCCCAGTTCGCCGGGACGGATGCTCTGGTGCCAACCGTTGGAGGCACGCTGGCCTTCCTCAACCTCAAACATGCGCTCAAACACACTGACGATGGTGTATTCGACAGTGCGCGCGCCGCTGGCGTCGATGCCGATGGTCGGAACATCAATCTCGCCCATGAACAGAACTTCCGGCGCCCCGATGGCGATGCCGGAGATGGGATCGACAGCACCGGCCATCAGCGTTGCAACACAGCCCTGCATGGTCGGATTGGAAAGCACCGCTGCGGCGCTGATGTCGGGAGGGAACAGCGTCACGGTAATCTCTGGCGCGCTGTCGCCAATCTCTTCGGTCAGTTCCGAGATTGACGAGATTGTGCCAAAGTTCGGATCGATGCCGACATAGGTTTCCCCGGCGATGATGATAGTGGACGAGCCATCGACAAGCCGTAGCGTATAGCCCGGCAGCACGATCTTCAGCGCGCCGAACAACATCACCGATGGCTGCGCCAGCGCATTCTTAAGTGCAGGATCCATAGTTACGCGCTTTCGGAAATCGTGAAGGCGAAGCTTGCGAGACGGTCCACCGAAATCTGCCAGGACAGTTCATCGCCGGGCGACACGAGGCCTTCGATTTTGGGCACGGCAATCTCGACAACATCGTTGTTGGACAGCGCCGAACGGATCATCGGCCACACAGAAGCGGTAAGGGTTCCGGCTCCCGACACCGTGCCGTCAGCCGCGAACATGTGCATGTATCGGCGGCCCGCATGGATGATCGCGAGCATCTGGCCCTCTTTGACCACGTAACCGGCAGTCATGCCTTTGAGAGGCACGCTGGTTCCTGAGGCGACATTGGCGCTAACCAGCGGCGCACCGGGCGTGCTGGTGTTGAAATCGGGCTGGGGCCACTCCATCCGCAGGCGATCTTCACGGGCGCGCAGAAGCCGGGACTGCACAACAAGGGATTTGTCGCGGGTCGGCATGGGCGGAAGGGTGACGCGCAGGCCAAAGCGGGTGCCAAGCCGGTTTATGCGTTGCTCTGGCCCGCCGAGGAACGGTGTGAGGACACCCCCGAAATCACGCAGGAACGGCGTGATGCTGTTGGGCACCACCCATTCGGGCATTTCAATAATGGCCAACGATTATCTCCCCGGGATGCGGCGGCGCGCGGCGTGGGCCACATCGGAACGGGCCGCACCACGTGCCTGCATGCCTGATGCAACGGCCATCGGAGCCGCGACGCCAGCTGCCCGGCCATCCACGACGACGTCAAAATAGGCGGAGGGTACGATTTCGACGCGTGAGCCGGGTCCGGTTCCGTTGGGATAAACCTGCGATCCGCGCGGCATGTTCACCAACTCCGGGCCGCGCTCACCCACCAGAGCCAAGCCGCCCCGGTGAAAATTGGTGCCGCCGGCATAAGCTGGGATCCTTGTTAGATTTGTCTGTATCGACTTCCCGAACAACCCCACGCTGCCCAGCTGCGTCGCCATGCCGAGAACGCCCGAGAGGATGTCGAGTATCCCGCCGCCGCGGAATGCATTGCCAAGGTTAGACAGTGATTGCGCGATACCCTCTGCCGCGTCCGCCATCGATGTTTTGGCAAGTTCCGCCGCCTCTTTGACGTTGTCGCCCCACGTCGCCGTGACCTGACCCATCCTTCCAACGACAAGTTGCATTTTCGGCATGGCGTCAGCCAAGGTGCCTTCGCCAAAGAAGTCGCTTAGGAAGCCGGGTTCCTGCGCCTCCCCACCAAAAGCCAACCGGCGGCTTGCATCTTCATACCGCGCCTGCGTCAGCCTGCCGCCTGTCAGCCCATCATCGAGCAGCCTGCGAACCTCTTTCAGGCGCCGTAGCTGCTCCTCTTCTGGGAATAGGCGATCCAGTGCCTCTGCCAGTTTATCGACTTCCGGCTTTGCCTCCTTAGCCGCGCTGCCTGTCTTGCGCGCTGCGTCGGCCGTACCGCCGCCGAACGTGCTGTCTGGCAAACCCGCAGCGTTGTCTGTGTCCGTTGCGGCCGGTGCAGCCTTGGGGGTGTATTTAAGCCGCTTGGACGTTACCAACCCGCCAAGATAGCTTTCGCCCGGCACCTCCGAAATGCCGTAACGCTCGCCGATTATGCGCTTCAATTCCCGATCGGCAGTAGCCCTGTCGCGAATGTTCTTTTGTCGCAGGATGGCGCGGGATTCCGCAAGGTGTGCGCTATAACTGTTTTGCGCTGCGGCCTCTTCGCTGACCCCAAGGGCATGGGCGATTTTCTGCGCCGCCGTAACGGCCACCTGTGCCAGCTTGATTAGCTGGTTAGCCAGGCCTTCGATCGCCTTTGCATTGTTCGCAATGAACGATGTTACGTTTGCCGAGAGAACGCCCCACAGCGTATCCATAGCCTTGGATGCCGCAACGCTATTGGCAACAACATCCTCATCCAGAACAAGGCCAAGCGCGCGTGCTTCAGCGGCGAGACGGTTCATCTCCGCACCGTTGTTCCTGAGGAGCGGAATCAGTTTGGAGGCGTCGTTGGCGAGCGCCTCCATGTAGAAAATGATTTCCTTCTCACCGAGGCCCGCCTTTACCAGGCTGTCATAGTAGAGCTGGAGACCCTCATCCCCGGATAGATCTTTGAAGGCGTCCCGGGTTACGCCGATCTTCGGCGCGATGTTATCAAAGAAGTCCTTCATTTCCCCGGAGCCGGTCGCGAGGAATTCGCCCATCTTTTCCTTGGAATCGCGGATGATGTCGCCAAGCTGTTCCTGAGCAATACCCACCGACTTCGCGGCGAAGGCCATCTCCTGAAACTTCACAACATTGGTCGAAGCAGCATCTGCAATCTGCTTCATCTCTTTGACAGAGTTGAGGCTCTTGACGACCATCGTGCCGAGGGCTGCACCGAGAGCCGCCGCTGACAGGACCACGGTGCGCATGGACGCGCCAACGCGGCGGCCCATCGCCTCCATGCGGTCGCCTAGATCCTTCGCCTGCTTGCTGCCCTTTTGTGCGCCCTTTTCAAAGGCAGCCGTGTTCAGGCCAAGCTCCACGCTCAGCCTGGCGATGATATTGCCAAGAGCCATCAGTTATTCCCTTTTCGCGGCAATCCGCTTCATCATCGCCAGCACCTTGGCGGCTCCCTCGTCGCGTTGCTGCGATTCAGGCTTCGGCTCCGCTAGATAGTGATCCAGCGACTTCAGGGTTTTTGTCCGGGCAAATACTTCCGCGTTCCATCCGGCCATGACAGCCGCCCGCGCATGTCCCTGCATCCGGCCGCGCACTATTACTTGGAACGTGCGCGGGGTTTGTGACCAGAAGGTTTGCGGATCGAGGCCGGCTTCACACCACTGGGCCCAGAGCCGCTCCCAGGAGGGTTTTCACCGTTCCCACCCTCCGACCCATCTGGTGCCGGGAAGGACGCCGTAGCAGCCTGCTCCAGCGCGGCCGTGACCGCATCGTTGTCGGCCATGAAGATGCTTGTTGCATCCGCCAAGGTCAGCTTCGGATGCTTGGCCCGAAGCGCCCCGAACAGCATCGCCCGGATTGCGCCAACAAAGCCGCTCGTTACGTCGTCCATCAGCTCCCCCAGCGGTTTACGGTAAGCCGCCTCTGCTGAGACGAGCGCTTCAAAGTCCATGACCAGCACGAACTCGCGCCCGTCCTTGAGTTTGAGCGGGACTTCACCTTTCACGGGGTTCATCCCTTATGCCTCGTCGTCGTATTCAGCGACGGCAGTAACCGTGACGATCCGGAAGGTCGCGGTGGCTTCCATCACCTGATCGGCAGAGACAGTGCCACGCGTGTAGCCCGTGCACTTTGCCGTGCCGACGATTTGCGCAACCGGCACGCCATTTTCAGGGATCACCTGCATAAAGGGGCGTGCATCACCGGTGACCTTCGCAGCTTCAAGCAGAACGTCTGTGTCCGACAACAGGCGGGCGTTGAGAACAACCGTGAAGTCGCTGTCTTCGTGGAAGCCGCTCAAATATTCGCGGTTCCAGCCCGGCGACTTAAGATGCGTGGACTCGATCTGCTCGCGGTTGCCGGGGCTGGCAATGTCGAACGACTTAACCTCGACCAATTCCACCAGCGCAGTGCCGTTGTGAAAATGCATTTCGCCCATGTAACCGAGCGTGGCTTTTTGAAGTTCGGGCATTTCAAATTCTCCTTGGGGTGGACCTATGCCAGTCGGTGTTCGGCCAGCAGGTCCAGGCTGGCTCGGAAAACGTAACCCGTGCCCTCCACGTCCTCGCCGAGGTCGCGGGGGCCTTCCGCTTTGATGCGGCCGAAGTGGATGCCTTCGGTGGTGCCGGGCGCGATGGTCGCTGCGATCACGCGGTCCGCCATGTCGCGAGCCGCGCCGTATGATGCGGCAAAGCAATCGACCTGCACCCGCGAAACCCGCGCCGCGTCGTAGCCTTTAAGGTGTTCGGGGCGGGGGTCCGATATGACGTTCATTCGAATGTAGGGCAGGGCAGTCCCTTCCGGCACAATGCCCCGGTAAACGCGGGTTCCGACCATGCTTGATAGGCCCGCGTCCGTTGCCAGACGCGTGCGCAGGGCGCTTGAGAAGTCTGGCATTTACTTTCCCTTCGCGGCCTTCGCGGCTCTGCGCGCGATACGCTGCTTTGCCTTGCCAATCTCGGTGGTCAGCAGGTTGCCGACTGCCTTAACCACGTTGTCTGATTGCCCATCAAATGCTGGTCGTATGTAAGGCTGCGGCGGCGTGTTTTTGGTCCCGTATTCAACGAACCATCCATAGACGCCCGGCGCTGAGCCAATTTGGTATGTGCGGCTTTGGCCGGCGCGCACCCCTTTGTTCTTATAGGGAACCGGATTTTTCAAAGGGCGGTAGTCACCAAATGTGGGACCAACCCGTACCGCGACACCGCTGGATCGCTCGAACTGCACGGAACCGCGCTTGCGCTTGGCTTTTACAACCTGCGTCGTGATCAGAGACGCTAGCAACCCCGTATCCTTGGGGACCAAAGCCTTGGCCCGCGCTTCTATGGGGCGCATCGCCTGAAGGGCAGTCCGACGTAGAACGCTTCTAGCCGTCGCCTTGGGTAGTTCCTCAATCAGCGCTTGCTCAAGCTCCTTGAAGCCCTTTACGTCGAAGGTGACCTTCACGCCGCCAATGCCTCACGAATGCCCGCGCGCTCGCTCGTCGTGGGGATGCGGCCCATAAGGATCAGGCTGCGCAGGTCGTACCCGGCCTCGTAAAGGTTAAGGTACAGCGTTGTGAATGCGGCATAGGCTGGTGTGGCACCGGTTACTGGCGTGCTGCCATCCACCGAAATATGGATCGCCCCGTCAGCGTACCAAGCCTCTAGGGTAGTATCGGCGGTGGTCATGGCGACGCCGGAATCTACCAGCAGTTCGTTGGGGTTTTCGCGGTTGGCGGTCCATGTGCCGCTGTTGCCCCCGGCTGCCGTAAGCTTGTCAGCGGTCCAGTTCTGATGTGTCGTGCCCAGCGTGGCGAACAGCGGTCCACCTGACGCACGCTTACCGCGCACCGCGACATATAGCGCCCCTGTGACGGGTGACTGATATTGCGCCGTCAGGGTGCGATATCCGCCCACAGGTTCCGGGAGGGGAGGCGAAAAATTCAGGTCGGTAATGCCCACAGCGGTGACCAAGCCCAGCAAGTCGGCGGGATATTCGGCCCCGCCCGGTTCCTCGGGATCGGTGCCGTCGCTCGTGTCAGGATCGGCAAGCGTCCAGTTCGGCATGAGATCGCCGTCAACTTCCAACGTCCACACGGGCTCCGCGTCAACCGTGCCGCCCATTCCGACATGGTAGTATGTGCTGTTGATCTCGTCGGCGAGGTTCCGCATGTAGGCGGCCGTCTCGGGCGGGATCGCTAGATGCTCAACGCCGTTGGCGGCGGTATAGGCTGGCACCTCCCAAGGGTCGACAATGTCTGACCACGCGAACTGGTAGAATGCGGCGCCTGCCATCGCGGACAGGCCGTACATGAGCCACGGGCCGGGATGGATATAGTCGGGAGCTCCGCCCTGCTGGGTATCCATGAGCTGTAGGATATCGGTCACGCCGGGGATCGCGTCGTTGTCGAAGTCGTCGAGCACGCGCTGCATGAAAAGGTGGCCGGGGAACATCCACACACGCCAATCGCTCGGTAGTGCCGGGTACAGCATGCGCATCTTTGCCGTCGCGTACTCAGCCATCAAACGGTAGTGGTAGCCGTAGATCGGCAATGCAGTACGGGCTGTGAAACCGGCCCAACCCGCGCTTGGCGTGGGCGAAGCGTCATCCGCGCCGGGCCCCCGCAGATCGGGCCAGATCGACCACAGGACCACGTCATTGCCCAGCCCGTTCTCGATCTGGTTGGCGATAAACCGGCACTCGTAATCCACCGTCTCGGTGATGAACAATCGCCGGCTGCCCTCCACATCGTAACGGATCGGTGGGCCAGCCTCGGTTATGAACAGGGTGTTGTGCTGGTCGGCCTCGGAGTAGGCTCGCTTCCCGGGTTCGAACTGGTCAATGTCATGCTCGTAGCGGGCGCGGATGCCGCTGCCCGGTTGCGTGCACTGCAGGAACCGGTCCTGATATTGCATGTCCGTCATGCGCCCCGCTGAAACTAGCAGGCTTCCCATGATGCCCGGCCAAGGGCCGTGGTGCATGACAGCGTCCATGAGGCTATGGCCGCTGGCGGCATTAACATTAGTGTTGCTGGATGCGGTGCGAGCGAAAGGGACGGCCGGTGCTCGGCGCACCATGGCTCCAACAGAAAGTGACGCGCGAGCAAACATCAGGTGAAGTTGCCCGATGCCAGAACGGACAGACCAGCGCCGGTGGTGACCCGCCAGCCCGTTGAAAGCGCGCGAATGGCAACCGGAATTGCGAACGGATGAAGCGTGCTGATGCTATCAGTGCCGCCCGCGAATACGGTAATGGGCGTGCCAGAGGGGCCGTCCTGAATGGTCACAGCGCCGGGGGAGAGAGTAGTCGGGACAATCAGCAGGCTTTCGAGGAAGTCCGCGACAGCGCCCGTTGCCCCAAGCACCTGATTGGTCTGTCCAGCTGCGACGGCCTCGTATTCCGTGCCGCGCAGGCTTGCGATGGCCGTGTTGCCGGTCGTTTGCAGGGCCGATGTTGACCCGCCCTCTGGCAAAGGAAGAGCGCTCGCGCTAATCGGTAGCGCAGCCGATACAGGAGCAATCCTGACCGGATCCGCACGCAACTGCGCGTCTGTTAGCGGGCCGGTCACAGCGACCGGGTTTGCGCGCAACTGAGTATCAGTCAGGAGCGCATCGATCGACGCCTTATCTTCATTCGCCAGCGCCACAGGGCGCGAACCAGACGCAGGACGGCGGCCATTACCGTTCGGGGTTTCGATGGCAACAGACTGGCCCGATGCGTCGAGTACGCTGAGTGTCGGCATTTAAGCGTCCTCCAGAATCAATGCGATCAGACCGCTGAATACAGGGTCCGAGAAGTCCAATTGACCGCCAGCAGCAGGGGGTGCGGCAGTGGCTACGGTGTCGCCGCGAACGGCTGTGATTTCGATTTCAGCGCGCGTCGTGGGGGCGATGCCCTGAATGTCCCACGCTGCCCCGTCGAACAGGATGCGGTCGCGGACGGTCAGGCCTCGCGTGAGTACGCTAGCCAGCATCTGGAACGTCGCGGGCTGCTGGCCCTGTTCCATCGCAGCATTACGCCGCTCGTCGCCGCGTCCCCAAAACACCCGCGCCCAAACCTTTCCAGCGTCGGCCCATGTCTGAACTGGATCGCCGTATTCGTCGGTGGCGGTGTTAAACCGCTGCAGGGTGATGATGCTGTCGCGGGTTCCGGCGGTCATACGAGCACCTGCCGGTGACTATCGATGAGATATTGAACGCCGAACGGCAGTTCTTTCTCGTCGCCAGTGGCTTCTCGGTTGGCAAACCAATGGCCCAGCAGCAGCTTCACCGCCGCGATCAGGCCAGGCACTTCGTCGGGTGATTCCACGCCTGCGGTAAATTCGACCGACGCTTGCCCATTCGCTGCCGGGAACGAGCCACCGACAGCCGGATAAACCTTGCCGCTCACAATCCGCGCGCCTGCGTAAGTCACGCTTGCGCCAGCGTCGTCCAGATGCGCCACATCGCCAATTTCGGTGATAGGGCGAACAGGCAGGCAGACAGCCGATGCGAACCGCGGGGCGGTCCATCTGAAATCGGCCGTCGCCAGAATAACGCCTGACAGCCGCTCAACCTGTGCAATCGCCGCATCCCGAAGGCTGGTGATCACGGCATCTTCCTCGTTGTGCAGGACGCGAAGGTGCGCCTTGCAGTCAGCGAGTGACAGAATGGACTCGCCATCGAGAGGCGTCAGGCGGGTGAGGGGCATTAGGCTGCAATCACCGCTGCGGTTGCGTTGCTGCTCGCGGCTACCTGTGCGCCAGCGCCCGCGACGTTGGCGTTGGCTGTGGCCGTAACGCGGCAGGAGATAGTCGCCCCAATGTCACCGACTACAGGAACGTAGGTTGTGCCCGTTGCGGATGCGATCGGCACGCCAGCGCGCAGCCATTGGCGAGCATAGGCTCGGGCAGGGCCTACCCATGTGCCGTTCGATACGGTGAGGGTTTGGCCCACCCTTGCCGTGCCCGTGATTGCCGGGGCGACAGTGGGGCGCAGGCGGCCAACGTGTGCTGCACGGCGGTATGCCGCTGCGCCTTTCGTGCGCTGGATTGAGCCTGCCATGTCAGTCAGCCTTTTTCTTCGGACGGGGAGCAGCCTTGTTGGCGGGTTCCGCTTCCTGCTTATTGGCCGGGGCCTCGTCTTCGTTGGGCGCCGGGTCTGCATCACCCAGAATTTCGACCAGACCGCGCTTTTCAAGGCGCTCGGCATCCAGCTTGGGATACGTGGCCATGTCGCCCTCAACCTTGCCATCCAAGGGGCGGTTCAGCTTGACCTTCATCATGGTAGCTCTCCTTCGCTTTCAGGAACGTCGCCGGTCAGCGGCGCTCATGAAAACGGGGGCCAGTTTCCCGGCCCCCGAGATCATCAGGTTACGCGGCCGAGGTCGCCGTAGACCAAAGCCTCAGGGCGATAGATCGCGAGCGCGAGGCGTTCCTCGGCACGGATCGTGACCTTGTTCTTGACGAAGTTGTCCTGATCTTCAGTCGAGACTTCGACAGTCGCATCCTGCCGATCGAAGATCTGTGCAGCGAGATTGAACGCGCCGACCAGTGCCTTATCGACTGCGACAGCCTGCGTTTCCACCACAGGCAGACCCCAGAGGCGTTTCTGGATAGTGCCCTGAGGATCGCCAATCAGATAGCCCCCGGCACTGTCCTTCGACATTTCGATGGCCGCCATGTCGATGGGGTTCATCGTGATGCCGTTGGCCGGGTATTCCGCCAGAGCAACCTGCAGAATCATCAGGCGCAGCACGTCGATGGGCGTGGTCGCGTTTAGGCTTCCGGGCGCCGCATAGGCCGTGGCTGCAGTGATAAGGCCTTCAAGGTTCTGTCCCGAACCCGAACCCGTCAGCAGCTGCACTTCCTCGGCATATGCCAAGCCATACCGCAAACGCTGATCGATGATCGAGCGCAGGCCCGGCGCGTCAGCCAGGATCTGCACTGAAGCGCGCATCCAGTGAGCGATGGTGCGGACCGGGGCGGTCGCATCTTCGTACTGGATTTCAGACTGCGGCTTGAGAGCGCCTTCCGCAACAGGAGCGGCGCTGTTCGTGAAGCCCACCTCGCGATCGTATTCGATCGAGTTCGAGTTGGTGTTGCCCTGTGCCAGCAGTGCGCGAATGGTCATCCGGCGCTGGGGCAGTTCGGTTCCGGCAACGCGCTGGGCCTGAACAAGCGAACCAACCGAACCGGCTGCATCCGTGGTAAGGGACGAAATGTCCTTGACCTCGACGATATGGCGGCCGCGTGGGCGGGTCTGGCCGGCAAAGGACTTGAAGCCCTCGTCTTCCACGAACCGCTGACCTGCGGACAGGCTGTCATCACCGTCGTTGCCGCGGCGATCGAGCTTCTGCTCCATCTCGTCCATGCGGTTCTTGGCTTCGGTCAGAGCGGTCAACGCCTGGTCGGCAAGTTCCTTGCTGGTCTGTGACAGGGTCTTGCCTTCAGCGGCTTCGGCCAGCGCTTTTTCAGCGATTTCCTTAACCGCATCGTGCTTTACATCGAACGCGGCTTTGGTCTCGGCGGCAAGCTCTGCCACCGACTTCGTTTCAGTCGTCATTTCAGTATTCCCTATTGCTGGGGTGAGTTAGGCGCGGAGTTGCGCCGCAAGTGCCGTCAGATAATCAGCGGCATCGGTGGTGTTGCCGGGCTCACCCCGGAGCAACGATGCAAGGCCTTTGCCAGCGACGGCTACGGCCTGCGTTTTCGAGAACCCTGCCTCACGCAGGAAGCTCTCGAATTCAGGAAGAGACGGCAGACTGCCGGTCTCAAGAATGCTTTTGACACCCGTCACCGTGGCGCGGCGATTTGCTGGGAAATTCACAGGGCTTACTTCCCAAAGTTCCAGCTTTTCCAGAAGTCGTATGCCGGGCCGCTTGGGATCGTTCTTGGCCTCGATGGTTTCATAGCCGATCGACAAACCGCGAACGGACTTGCGCTTGATTGCCTTGTGAACGCGCTGGCCCACGGGGTCATCCAGATCAATCTGGCCCTTGAGCCAAAGGCCTTTGCCATCCTCCGCCATGTCGGTCCAATTGCCGATCGGTAATTCGCCCGACTGGTGGCCCCAGAGCATCAACGGCATAGTGCCAGCGCGCTTGTGACGGACAAGCGATTCCGCATAGGCGCCGGGCATGATGACATCGCCGTAGCTGTCAGGCTCGCCGCCGAACGTGCTGCCGTAGCCTTCGATCACTCCAGCCTCGTCGGCCTCTTTGATCTCAAGCCCGAAATCCTTATGGAGCATCATTCTTCCTCCTGCCCCGCCTGCGTGATGGGCACGTTCTGCATCTGCATTCTCGGAACATCGCCGCCCGCTACCGGGGGCAGGTTTTCTAGCGCGCGGACCTCGTTGATCGTCATTGCGCCAAGCTGTGTCATGGTCTGGTAAAAGCCTGCGCGCCCGGCGCTATCGCCACGCAGAAGGCCTTCCAGGTTAAATTCAATGGTGACGCCTGCTTGCTGCTCAGTGCGTGTCAGAAGCTGTTTCTTCAGCGCCTGTTCGATGCGCTTTAGCCGGCGGCGAAGGCTGAACTTCACGAAGCCCAGCGTTTGCTGTTCCAGCCCCGTGCCCCAGCTCGTCGAATTGGCCGTGTGCCCTACCATGTGCGGCGGGACGCCAAAGATCCGGCATATTTCCTCCACGCCGAACCCGCGCGTCTCAATCATCTGCGCGTCCTCGGGGGACATATCCAGCTGCGTCCATGTTAGTCCACGATCCAGAAGCATGGGCCGACCGGCTTGCATGGCGCCGCGGAACTTGGTGTTGAGCAATTCCTCCAGTTCCTGCCGCTGAACCGGGTTTAGAGTGTCCTCCGGCCGAGTAGATAGGATGCCCGATGGCCGAATTCCGTTGCTGAAAACCGTCTCGGAGGCTGTGTCGGCGGCAATGGCGGAATCGAACGCGCTACGGCAGACGCTCAGTGTCGATGCGCCTGATGTTGCGTCTCCGAGCGGCCCGCGAATGTGCAGGATATCCTTGTCTATCTTGACTGTTTCGATGCCATCAACGGTCCAGCGGTATTCCAGCGATCCACCTGAACGCCGCTTCACTCGCACTGCGTCCGGCCGAATAGGCGTCAGCGATGTGATGACCCCATCACCACGACGGCTGATCTCCGCGTAGGCATTGCCCTGCAACTCAATCCCGGCCGCCATGAACTCCCAGAAATCGGTGTCGGTCTGATCGTAATTCGGGCTTTCGTGCAGCAACCAGTACAGCGGGTGGTCCTTCGCCACCGTCCGCACGCCGTCAACATTCCGGTAAACCATGAGCGGCAGTGACGCGATGGTCCCCGCCAGCAGATTGATGCAAGCCCAAGTGGCCGAAAGTCCCAGCGCACTCTTGCTGTTTGCCCGCAAGGCGTCACTTACGTTCGATATCGTGGCTTGATTTCGGATGAAGTTGTCGCCGTTCTCGGTCGAGAGTTCTCCACCGCGCCAAGGCATGATGTCCTTGCGTTCAATACGCCGCGTTTCCCAGCGTGATTCCGCTACGATTGCCTGCCGGGAAAGCTTGTAACCGTTCATGCAGCGTAGCCCGCGATCCAGTCGTCGATGGG